GTAAGAATGTCTGTTCCTTCAGAGTTTGGAATGATTGAAATGGATGGTCTTCTTGGCACAATTACTGCAATAAGTACGGCGAATAATACTATTACTCTTAATATTGATTCGTCTGCATTTACTGCATTTGCTTTTCCTGGTGCTGCTGCAGTTCCATTCACCTGGTCTGTTGTTACTCCAGTTGGAGAAAGTACCGCTCAAGCTTTAGCGTCTGCTGTTAATATTCTTGGTGATGCTACGGTTAATAACGCAGCACTACAAATGATATTGACTGCTGGTGCCAATGGCCCTGCTGGTGTCAATACTAATGTAATTTACTGGGTAGCTGGTAAGTCTTTTAGTGTCGATAATCAATAGGTAATTATTTGGGAGAGGAATTTCCTCTTTACGGACAGGAAATTCCTCTCCCAACTTTTAGGAGAAAAAATGAGTCTTGAAAAAACAGAGAAAAAGAAAAAACCTAATTTAAAATATATGAGAGACAAAGACCGTGAGCCAGTACGTGGTAAGTTCATCTTTCATGAAGTAGCTGGTGGCACATTAAGTTTTGTTTTTAGACAATATAAAGAAGATCCCACTGAGCGATATGATTTACGGGATGGTGAAATTTATACGTTACCTTTAGGTGTAGCAAAGCATCTTAATAAGAACTGTTGGTACCCAGTACATTCTTATCAGCAAGATGAAACAGGAAAACATACGCAAAAATTAGGTCAAAAAGTACGACGTTGCTCTTTCCAGAGTTTGGAGTTCGTTGATATTGATGATCTAAGGCCAGAAGGCGATCTTATTACCGTAGAAAATATAATCTAAAAAGGTATAGCTACTCTAGCGTTAGCTTAGCCTTATCCAACTAATGCTTAGGGTAGCTTGTTTATGAGTGCTAAAGGAGATGTTTTATGGCCAATTCAACACTAAATGCTATACGAATAAAGATAAGAAGATTAACGCGTAGCCCATCTTCTTCTCAAATATCTGATACCACTATAGATGAGTACGTGAATACCTTTATTCAATATGATTTTCCTGAGCATCTTAGGCTTTTTAATTTGAGGCAAACGTTAACGTGGTATACGCAGCCTAACATAGATGAATATAATTCTTCTTCGGTAAGTGCTGGTCTTTCTGGATTTATTCAATCTAATCTTACTGTACACCCTCCTGTTTTTATTGCCGGACAAGAGGTTGTTTATAGTCAATCTCGATCTCAATTTGCTGCAATGTTCCCTTTAACAAATACTATTTTGAGTATTGGAACAACTGGTGATGGGATAACGACGGCCTTTGCTGGTACATTGTCTTCGATTCCTGTATTGAGAAACAATGTTAATTTTGTTAGTAAAGATGCTGCAGGAAATGGATTAAGGTTAAGTGATGACGGTTCTGGAGTTTTATCAGGTGATGGTACTGGTACTATTAATTATCTTAATGGTGCGTTCACTTTAGCATATTCAGCTGCTCCAGGAGCATCAGAAGTTATATATAGCGAGACGATACCTTACGCTGCAGGAAAACCAACTGCTGTTCTATTTTTTAATGATACATTTACCATACGTCCAGTTCCTGACAAGGTTTATCCCGTAAATATCGAAGTGAATGTGCGCCCATCAGAACTTCTTGCTGCAGGGCAGAGTCCACAGCTAGAAGAGTGGTGGCAATATATAGCATTTTCTAGTGCAAAAAAGATACTTGAAGATCGAATGGATATGGAAAGCATTCAAATGATAATGCCTTCTTTGAAAGAGCAAGAGCGTCTTATTTTGCGGCGAACGTTACAACAATTGTCAAATCAACGTGTGGCTACTATATATTCAGAAAATGGTAATGGATCAGGATGGTCACCAGGAAGTAGTAATTTTTAAAAAAGTGGTCGGGCCGAGTCGGGCCGAGTGGTCGGACTTTAGTGTAATTTTTAAAAAGGATAGAGCATGGCATATCAAGAAAATATACCTCAGTCGAGTGATGCATTAAGCTCATCACAGCCAGACTTATTGGGAAACTTTCAGGCTTTAAAAGTGTTAATTGATATTAATCATGGAACATTTGGTTCATCCGACGAGGGAAAGCATAAGTTTGTTACTTTTCCAGTGCAATCAAGTGCTCCTGCATTTTTAGCAACAGAAAATGGACTGTATAATCTCGTTCCTACTGCATCTCCTCAAACAGCAATACAAGAACTTTTTATTCATAAGCAAAGTAATGCTGGTGTAAAAGAAATTCCATTTACTGCTTCTATATTGAGTACTTCTACACCAGCAGCACTTTCAAGTGGATGGACATATCTTCCTTCAGGTTTAATTCTTAAGTGGGGTGCTAATGTTAATGCCACTGGGCAAACAACTATTACTTTTCCTGCATCAGCTAATATTCCTGTGTTTTCTGTATGTTTAAATGTTCAAGCAACTATTGCTGATAGTGGCGTTGGTGATCAAGACTCATCGATACGGGTAACAGCTGTAGGGCCAACTACATTTAATGTATTTGGATCTCCAAGAACTACAACGGGAAATAAGCTTGTTGTCTTTGGTTATATAGCTATAGGATACTAAGATGTCAAAAGATCGTTTTCTTATTGCTCCTCTAAATGCAGGCCAACAAACAAATCTAAAACCATGGCTTCTCCCTAATAATGCATTTGAAGAGCTAACAAATGCGTATGTATATGAAGGAAGAGTGATAAAGAGATTCGGGTCTTTTCTTTTAAATACTACTGTAGGTACTGACACCGCTCCTTTATATAGTAGGCTTGGTATTAAGCTTCCAATACAAACTCCAGGGCCAGCAAATGTTACTGATACAACAGCGGCATTGCCATTAAAAATAGGAAGCATGTTTGCCGTTGGCGATTACATGTTTACTGTTTTTCAGGTAGGAGCTGGAGTGCTAACTCTTTCTACCAATGGTGCAGCAACTGGTACTATTAATACAACGGTTACACCTAATATAGTAACCTTTACAGGGCTCGCTCCTGCTACTGATATCTACTATTATCCTGGCCACCCTGTTATGGGTTTAATTACCTATGAGCGCGAATTAATAAATAGTGAACCTACCTATGCCTTTGATACGCAATATGCATATGAATTTACAGGAGGTCGTTGGGAGCGATTAGGAACTGCTGTATGGACAGGTGGAGACGCTGACTTTTTTTGGGGAGATACCTGGCGTGGTGCTAATGCGAATGCAGATATATTATTTGTTACAAACTTTGTAGCTGCTGATGGGATAAAGTATTGGGATAACAGTGTATGGGCAACTCTTAATCCGCTTTATAACGCTACACAAAAAGTTACTACAGCTCGTATCGTTCTTCCCTTTAAGGATAGACTTGTCCTGCTTAACGTAGTTGAAGAAGTGGGTGGCGTTGATAATACATTTCAGAATCGTTGTAGGTTTTCACAGAATGGTAGCCCTTTAGCTGTTGACTCATGGAGAGATGATATTGCAGGTAAAGGTGGTTTTGTTGATTGTCCAATACAAGAAGCAATTGTAAGTGCGCAATTTATACGTGATCGCTTAATTGTTTTCTTTGAGAGAAGCACATGGGAGCTGGTATATACAGGTAATCAAATACTGCCATTTATATGGCAACAAATAAATACTGAACTTGGCGTAGAGTCTACTTTTTCAGTTATTCCTTTTGACAAAGGACTTCTTGGGGTGGGAAATGTCGGAGTACACGTATGTACAGGCACCGAAGTTAGTCGTATAGATCAGAAGATACCGCGTGTTATCTTTCAGATTCATAATGAAAATAATGGCTTAGAACGCGTATATGGAATACGTGACTATGATGATTATTTGGTGTATTGGAGTTATCCTGACTCTGATACCAATAAAACGTTTCCAACTAAGATCCTTGTGTATAATTATGAAAGTAGTTCTTGGTCTATCAATAAAGATTCTATTACCTGTTTTGGTTATTTTCAAAATGTAGCAGACATTCGATGGACAACCACTTCTGTTTCATGGGAAGAAACAGATCTTGTATGGAATGACGGGTCTTTGCAGTCGGGATATAGGCAAATTATTGGTGGGAACCAACAAGGCTTTACTTTTATAGTTAAAACAGGGATTAACCGAAACTCTCCATCGCTTCAGATTACAAATTTAATTACGGCAAGTGGAATGTCTACCCTTACTGTAATAGACCATAATCTTGATATCGGTAATTATGTAATCATAGAGAGTGCTAATGGCTCTACGGGCATAAATGATACCGTTTTCCAGGTATTCTCTACACCTAGTGATGATTCAATTGTTATTACAACACCTTCTGCTGGAGGAACATATACGGGTGGTGGAACATTAGCTCGTATAAGTAATATTGAAATACTCACTAAGCAATATAATTTTTATGATAAATCAGCGAGAAATGCATCTATTTCTAAGGTAGATTTTTTAGTCGAAAGAACAACTAATGGTCAAATTACTATTGATAGTTCTCCTTCTACTTCTAGTATTTCATTAGTAAACGATGGTATAGCATCGGGCGCACTCTTAGGAGATTCTATTTTAGATACAGCTCCGTATGCAATATATCCTTTAGAGGCTACTCAAGATAGGTTATGGCACTCGGTTCATTTGCAGTCAGAAGGTGAGGTAGTTCAGCTAAAATTATATATGTCTGATGCGCAGATGAAAAATACGGATATATCGTGGTCAGGCTTTGAATTAAATGCAATGTTGTTTTATGCATCACCTACTTCTTACGGATTTAGATAGCCTATACGTACGCACAGGCTGTGGATTTTATTATAGGTATCTCTCGGTCGTTTTTGTTGTATAATATTAACTCTCTTTCTCCTTTTTCTTTTGATTTTTCTGGCAATGCTCGACGCTAATACAAGCATTGCCAGAAAAATGGCTATTGCTTTAAATACTCAAGAATCACATAGGTAGTATCAAAGGCTGTTCTGTCTATTCCTGTTGTTATGATTACATTTGTTACATCAACACTTAGTTCTATATTAT